GCCGGGATTATATTTGAAGATCGCTACAGAGAGAATGATAAATATTATACCAAGCAGGAATATCACAGATTTTTTGATGCAAAGGTCAATTATGGAGATGGTGATTACAAGAGTGTGAAATATTACCAGATTTCCAATAGGGCATATGTAAGCAGCAATTCAGGAGAACTTGGAAAAGAGATTGAATTAAGCCAGACAAAATGGAATACTTTACTGCCGGATGTATCAATTACAACAAAAAACGAAGTTGGCTTAAATGGGATGATGTTCGGGGTGCTTCGGATGCCGGCGGCCAATGACATAGATGTTGACAGTCCTTTGGGAATGGCAATCTATTCTGACGCGATGGAAGAATTAAAAGATTTGGATATTGCATACAGCAGATACAGTGAGGAAGTGAAGGACAGCAGAGCGTTGGAACTGATCGACAGAAGACTTGTAAGAGAACCGGGGTACAAGGTAAATGAGGAGGTTGAACTGGATTTACCGAAACATTTCATTCCGGTATCGGGCGAGGGGGATCAGGAATTTTACCAGGCGGTGGAAAGACCTTTGAAGGTAGATGAAAGAATCAAAGGAATCAATGCACAGCTTTCATACATTGGCTATAAATGTGGGTATTCCAATGGATATTTTGCGTTTGACCAGAAAACCGGGATGGTAACAGCAACGCAGGTGGAATCAGACGATCGCAGGACCATACAGTTGATTAAAGATATCAGGGATGCATTACAGGTATGTCTCGATCAGGTTTTTTACGCGCAGTCAGTATTTGCCGATTTATATAATCTGGCACCGGTAGGCAATTACACAGCAAATTATGCCTTTGGAGATATCACGTATAATTTTGAGGAAGATAAAGTACATCACTACAATCTGGCGGTACGGGGCATTTATCCGTGGGAAGAATACTATGTGAAGTTTTTAAAATATTCCAGGGAAGAGGCAAAAGCATTAATTGAACAGGCAAAATCAGAGAATCAGGCTGATGGAATAGAATATGACGAGGAATAATATATGCTGACACCAGAATATTTACAGGAGATCACAGATAAAAGTGAGAGCCTTGCAGCAGGATTAAAAGAATATATCATAAAACGGATTGTGCGGAGTATTATGGTACGCTTGCAGCGCGGAGAGGAATTTAAGCTTTCCCAGACAAATATGTGGAATATACAAACGCTGCAGGAGTCTGATTCGCTTTTGGCGGATATTATGAAAGAGATAAAAAAACAGACAGCAGAAAGCAATAAGGTTGTAAAGAAGGCTTTTAAGGATGCAGGAATTACAGCACTCAGATATGAGGATGCAGAGTATGAAGCCGCCGGACTTGCAGCAGCGATTGGCACAAAAATGTCACCGGAATATATCAGAATCCTTGAAAGAAATTATGAAGCAACAAAGGGAGAATTAAAGAATCTTACAGGAACGATTGCTAAAGCGGCGCAGGTAACATTTATTGATGCCTGTGATGAGGCTCTATTTAAAGTTCAGACAGGAACATGCAGCAGATCACAGGCCGTGAAGGAAGCAATTGACAAGGCTGTAAAAGAAGGCGGGACGGTAAGCTATCCATCAGGACACAAAGATACAGTGGAAACGGCAACTCTCCGGGCAGTCAGAACAGGGATTGCAAAGGCGGCTGGGGATATAGCATTAAAGCGTATGGCGGAGATGGATGTGTGGGTTGTTTTGACATCTGCGCATGTTGGTGCAAGAAGTACGCCGATACCAGAACCTGCAAACCATGAATCGTGGCAGGGACAGGTGTTTTATGTGGATCTGGTAAAGCTGGGACTTGCAAAAGAGTACACAAAAGAAGCTGAGAAAGCCAGAAGTTTGCACCCGGATTTTATTGAAAAGACCGGGTACGGAACCGGCGAGGGAATATTGGGCTGGAATTGCAGACATTCCATCGGTACATGGATAGATGGAGTGAGCAAAAATAACTACGAGAAAATCGACACAGAAGAAAATAAAAAAGCGTATGATTTGCAGCAGGCACAAAGAAAACTTGAGCGCACGATCAGAAAGTGGAAGATACAAAAGAACGGCTATAAGGAGGCAATGGACAAAGCTGAGGATGACGAAACCAGAGAAGCACTTGACGCTCAATACCAGAAAGCAAAAGAAAAAGTGGCATATTATAATAAAAAGTATGGACAATTCTGTGAAGAAAATGATTTGAAACCACAATATGACAGGTTATATGTTGGTGATCCGTCAAAAAAAGTGATTGATAAAAGTGAAGTGAAAGCATATAATATGGACAAGAGGTGATAGAATGCGAGAAAAAGAAACATTCTGGTATCCGTGCCCCGATTGTGGGGAAAAGATGTTGAAAGTACGGCGGGACACAGTATTAATATCATTCCCGGCATATTGTAAACATTGCAAGGATACGAAGATTATTACAGAAATCGAGCCCCTAAGTAAAGTGATGAGCCATTGAGCCTAATACATGATGAAAGTCGTGTATCAGGCTCTTTTTTTATTTTGCGGAATGGCAGCCGCATTGCCGAGTCCGGGGGTAAGGACAAATCCTAATGCTGCTGGCGAGCAGGTAAAAGATACGGGAAGAGGAGGATATGCAACATGAAAAATATTTTTAAAATTTTGGAAGGTCTTGGGATTGAGGTGCCAGAGGATAAGAAAAGCACTCTGGAGAAGGAAGTTCATGAGAACTACCGCACCAAGAAGGATTATGACGATCAGGTGGAAAAAGCAGAATCGACACAGAAACTGTTGGATGAGACAGCGGATAAACTGAAAAAGTTTGATGGTGTGGATGTGGTAAATCTTCAGGAAAAGTTGAAAGAGACGACTGAAACATTGGAGAACGAGCGCGCAGACCGCAAGAAAAAAGAGGAAGAGGCGGAGAGACACGCTACGGTAGCAGAATATCTGAAAGAAAAACGTTTCGTAAATGATATTACCAGAAATGCCATCACGGCAGAGCTTGAAAAAAAGCTTGCGGATGATTCAGCCAAAGGAAAATCAATGGATGATCTTTTTAACGCAATGGTCAAAGATTCAGAAGGAAAAGACATTCCAAACATTCTGGTATCGGAACAGGCAGAGGATGATGCAGATAATGCAGCAGTTTTCACGGAGCCGATGGGAAACCAGACAGACACAAGAATTAAGGGAGATCCAAATAACATGGATTTCGAAACGTACAAAAAATGGAGAGAGCAGAATAGCTAAGAGAGGAGAATAATATGCCAAACAATTTTTTAACACCGCAGATTATTGCAAATGAGGCTTTGATGGTTTTACAGGCAAATCTTGTTATGGCCAATCTGGTCCATAAAGATTATTCAAAAGAATTTGTGAAGGTTGGAGACACGATTACGGTAAGAAAACCAGCGAAGTTCATTGCTAAGAACTTTACAGGAGAAACATCAAACCAGGATGCAACAGAAGGATCAGTACTTGTAAAGATGGACAGATTCCGCGACGTTACTGTTCCGGTAACATCAAAGGAACTCACGCTGAACATTAAGGATTTCTCAACACAGATTGTCACTCCGGCAATGCAGGCAATCGCACAGGCAATTGATGAAGACCTTATTGCGGTCGGACTGGAACATGCGAAACACATCGTGAAAGGAAATGCGAGAGCGACAAAGCCGGAAGATATCGGTAATATGGCAAAGCTCTTTGATGTTGCGAAGGTGCCATTAGCAAACAGACGTGTTGTTATGCATCCGACACATAAGTATCGCTATGTAATGTCTGATAATATGTCAAAGGTATCAGAATCTGGAAGCGAGAAAGCTTTGAGAGATGCAGAGATTGGAAAAGTATATTCATTTGACACCTATATGGATCAGAATTGCCCGGATGCACCTGTTGAGACAGGAACAGCGACCGCATATAAAGTTACTGCAAAGAAAGGCGAGGAAACAGTAAAACTTACAGATGTGGATGCAGCTACTGGCACTGTGAAAAAAGGTGATTCTTTTATCGTTGAAGGATATAAATATACAATCGTGGAAGATGCTACTGCGGTGGACGGAACAATTGAAACGGTCAAGATTGACCAGCCACTGCACGCAGATTTCACAGCAGTGGATGCATTATTGATCAAAGAGCCAAATTCACTGGCATTTCACAGAAACGGAATTGCTCTGGTAACAAGAAATCTTTCGCTTCCTATGGGTGCATCAAAAGCATATATTGCATCGGCCAATGGTCTTGGTGTGAGGGTTGTAATCGATTATGACACAAAACATAAGCAGGATACAATTTCGTTTGATATTATCTACGGAATCAAGGAACTTGATGAAGAGATGATTGGAAAGATCAAGGGCTAAATATGGGATACACATCATACGACTTCTATAGGCAGAAATATTTTGGTGAAAGTGTAAGTGAGACAGAGTTTCCAAAATGGAATGAGAAAGCCAGCGATAAGCTTGATTTTCTTACCTCCGGAAACATCAGGAAGATCGGATACGCGCAGCTTGAAGAATTTGCCAGAGAGCAGATACAGAAAGCTGTGTGTAGATTGGCTGATGAAATGCAGGCTATTGAAAAACGTACAGCAGAATATGACGCAGGAAAAGTGATCAAGTCACATTCGGCAGGAAGTGAAAGCATTAGCTTTGAGGTAGGAAAAAATAAATTAGATGCTATCCTCACAAGCCAGGAGAAGCAGAATATGTATCTTTTGGCAGCAGCTGAAGAGTATTTACAGAATGTAAGCCCAAATCTGTTTTACAGAGGATATGAGTAAAAAGCAAAGACCAATGGATGATCTACAGATTTGAAATTGGTCTTTTTTAAAAGGAGAGTCATGTATACAGATACAATCACAGTATTCAACCAGCAGAAGGTAAAAAAGCAAATTACATGGTATCCAACCGTGATCCGCGGAGTAGAGCTACAGATTACTGCCGGGCGGAATAGAAGTACAACAGGATTGGAAAATGCGGATTCTGCCAAAGTATTCATAAAATATGAAAATAGCAATGAAAAGATGCTTGTTGAAACATCACCAGAAGAAATAAGAGAGTATTTAAAACCAAAGTCGTGGAACGCTTATACCGAGAAAAATCAGGCTTTTACGTTTCAGGAGGGGATAGATTTCTTTATTCAGGGTGAGTATCAGGAAGAGACAATCATGGATACTGACTATGAAGATGGGTTCTTAAGCTATATGAGTGATCGTTATGATGATTTATTCCTTGTAAATAAAGCAGATTTATATAAGACAATCCCACATTTGGAGATTGGAGGCAGGTAATGGCAAAAGGGTTTAAAGCGCAGCATTTTGAAGATTACAGTATCGTTAAAGGTAATGTTAAGGTCAAGCTGAATTTGAAACAATATGGTGAAAAACTCCAAAAAGCCCAATATTGGTTAGATGGTCAGATCATGAATGATATGGAACCGTACATGCCAGTACAAACAGGTAACTTTATACAAATGACAAAGGCAAGAAGTGTGGCGTTGCAGGGAACTGGAAAAGTATGTGCTGGGGCTCCACCAATGGGAAGATTTCTATATGGTGGAAAAGTCATGATCGGTGAGATAAGCAAAAGTCCATGGGCTATGGAGGGTGAAATAAAAATTCTGACTGACAGAGATTTGAAATATGCAAATCCGAATGCAACACCACAATGGTTTGAGACTGCCAGAAAAAACCATATGGACGACTGGTTGAAAGGCATAGAAAACATTCTGAAAGGAAATTGATCATGGAAAAAGAACAGCTCAAAAATGATATTGAAGGTCAGAAAGAAATAACGAACGCATTAATGGACCTTTTAAATGAATATCCGGTACTGAAAAGCACACAGAGCATAGACTTTTCTTTTCTGGAAGAATCAAAAGGAATTGCACTTTATGCTTTAGGAGGTGCGGTTATTATCTCGGACAAAGAAAGTGTGACCGGTAATGTGGAATTGAAATGTCAGTATCCATTTACTGTTGTGTTCCGTGATAAGCCGGTGAGAGAGAACAGAAGAATTGAGATTTGCACTTTTCTTGATAATCTTGGCAGGTGGTTAGAAATGCAACCGATACCGACAGAGGACGGAATGCAGCAGTTGACAGAATACCCAGAGCTGACCGAAGGAAGAAAGATAACACAGATTCAGCGGACGACACCGGCACACTTGGACGGAAGGACAGAGGCAGGAGTTGAGAACTGGATCATAGGATTAAATTTACTGTATGAACAGGAATATGAAAAGGAGTGGATTTTATGAAATTAGAAAGAAAATGTTTTGCACAGTACTTAGACAGTACATTTGATGTAACAAAAAGCTCACCGGCATGGTTCATGGTGGGTAAGAATGTAGATGAAATGTCTACAGAACTTAACCCGGATGTGACCGTAGGACAGGATGTAACAGGAGAAAACTATACAGAGGACAATGGATATACACCGTCCGTGGAAGTAGATCCTTATTATGCAAATCCTTCCGATGGAGCTTTTTACGAGAAGCTTGTGGATATCGCAATGAACCGTAAGGTTGATGATAACTGCAGAACATTCATCCTGGAGGTGCTTGTAGAGGATACAGAAGCCGAGACACATAAAGCATGGATGGAAGAGGTTATTGTGAAACCAAAATCAATTGGTGGAAAGGCAAATGTAAGTATTCCATATACCGTAAATTACGCAGGAAACCGTGTTGAGGGTACCGTGACAATCAAAAATAAAGTACCAACTTTCACGGCGAAAACAGCATTACCAGCATAAGGTATTAGGCAGACGCTTAATATATAACACGTGTGGGTGGCAGTGCCTATGCTGCCACCTAAATTCATAGGAGGACGAGACAATGAGTAATAAGAACAGAAAAGTAAGAAATTTCAATGGAAACAATAACAGCATGGAACTTACGGTAGATACCGGTGTGCGCACTTATATTATTAAAAATACACAGGGACGGCAGATCGGTGAATTAGTATTTAATCCGACAGATACAGATATTATCAGCAGATATGAAACAGTGATCAACCGGATCGGCGAAATTGAGACGGTGATCAGGGATAATCCGGGTGCGCAGGGAGTAATGCTGGTATCGGATAAAATAAAGCAGGAAATTGACTACATTATCAATGGTGATTCTACAGCGGCGTTTTTCAATGAGCAGAGTCCATTGACCACGATTAATGGAAAATTCTACTTTGAAAATGTTTTAGAGACAATTGCGAAGGTTATCACCAGGGAATTTAACATAGAAGTGAATAAGACAAAGAAACGTATGCAGAGATACACCGGTTCCTATATGCCGGGAAAAATTTGAGTATAGGAACCCTGCCACTGACTTTAAAGGTTGGCGGCAGGGATTGGAGGATACGCACGGATTTCAGGGACATATTAAAGATTTTTGAGGCAATGAATGACAGAGAATTAGAGCATGAAGAGAAAATATATACCATGCTCTATATTCTTTATCCAGACCTTGAAAAGATGCCTGTAAGGCTTTATCAGGAGGCAGCGGAACAGGCAAACTGGTTCATAGATGCAGGAACACAGGATGATGAAGGTGAAAATGTCCGGAAAATGGACTGGACACAGGATGAACCGATTATTTTCCCGGCAGTCAATGCAGTTGCAGGAAGAGAGACCAGAGCCGAGAAGTATATGCACTGGTGGACCTTCCTTGGATATTTTATGGAAATCCGGGAAGGCGTTTTTGCAACAGTTGTCCGTATCCGAACGAAAAAGCTGGAGGGAAAAACTCTTGATAAATGGGAAAAGGAGTTTTACCGGAAGAATAAAAAAATCTGTGACCTGATCGTTGAAAAGACGGAGCAGGAGAAACAGGAAGAGCAGGAAATTAACAATTTATTAGGATAGGTCAGAGAGCCTTTGAGCCGCCTATGATAAGGTGGTGAAAAGGTGGGAAAAATTGGCGAGGAAATTGTCGAAACTGGAATAGACAATTCAAAGTTTGTAAAAGGTGCAAATGAATTAAAAAGCATCGTTGAGCGACTGATCAATTCGTTAAATAAATCAAGTAATAAAATAAAACAGTCTTTTTCACAGGGATTCTCCAGTGGAGATACAAAGCAGGCGGCAGCAGGATTTGAAAATCTTACACAGAAAGTAAGTTTATATAAAACACAGCTTGAGCATTTACAAAATAATAAAGGACTTGGATTTGGAAATGCGGAGTATGATCAGACTTATCAAAAGCTTTTACTTGCAGAGAGAGAACTTGCAAACTATAAGAGGAATCTGGAAAGCTCTGCCACAGCGGAACAAAAGCAAATTGGTATATTACCGTCATTAGCAAATGGTTTTCGGATGCTTGGAGATTCCGCGGCAGCAGTACCAGGAAGACTTTTAAATATTGCAAAGAGTGCGCCGTCTGCAATGCTTCGGGGCGTAGCAAAGGCGGGGACGAGTGCAGCGAAAGCGGTTGGACAACTTGCGCTGAGAATGACAGGACTGCCGGGTTTATTTAAGAATCTGAAAAACAGATCCAGTGGACTTGGCAGCAGTATTTTTAAACTTGGGAATATGTTTAAACTTCTTGTTGCCAGAATGGGGATGCAGGCTGTAATCAATGGGGTGAAGCAGGGATTTCAGAACCTTGCACAATATTCTTCCAGTGCGAATGCTGACATATCTGCACTGATGTCTGCATTAACGCAGCTTAAAAATAGTCTTGCATCCGCATTTGCTCCATTGTTGTCGGTGGTAAGTCCGATATTGACAAGTTTTATCAACCAATTATCGGCTGCAATTTCCAAAGTTGGACAGTTTATAGCAGCGATTACCGGAAAGAGTACATTTACACAGGCAACAGCCGTTCAGCAGAACTACGCAAAGTCATTAAACAATACAGCGAACGCGGCAAAAAAGGCGGCAAATTCGCTGTATTCGTTCGATGAACTAAATGTAATTGATAATAAAGATTCAGATTCTGGAAGCGGCTCTGGTGGAACTGTATCACCATCAGAAATGTTTGAGGAAGTTCCAATTGAGAGTGATGTGCAGTCTTTTGCGGACAGGTTAAAAGCAGCATTTGAGGCTGGAGATTTCTATGGTTTAGGCGCGATAATCGGGCAGAAACTGAATGAAGCACTGGAAAGTATTGAATGGACCGGCATTCAGGAAAAAGCCAGAAATATTGCAAATAATATTGCAACCCTTATAAACGGATTTTTAGAGACAGTAGACTGGAATCTCGTTGGCTCTACAATAGCCAATGGACTGAATACGATCGTTTATTTTCTTGAAGAATTTGTTACTACGCTTCATTGGGAATCAGTAGGAACGGCGATTTATCAGACTTTAAACGGTTTTATTGCGACAGTGGACTGGGGTGCTATTGGGAATACAATTGGCACAGGCCTTAAGGGAATCCTTACGATCATCTACACAACGTTGGAAGGACTTGATTGGAAATCGTTGGCGGATGGTGTGTATACATTTCTTACCAATGTTGACTGGAGTGGTATTTCATCTGCACTTTTCGAATCAATAGGTTCATTGATAGGTGGTATTATTGCATTTCTGATTGAACTTATCGCTGATTTCGGAACAGATTTATACGAAGCATATTTTGCAAATGGAGAAGATGGCATCCAGGGATTTTTAGATGGAATGTGGGCGTTGCTGCAGGATATCGGCACATGGATATATGACCATATGATAAATCCACTTATTACAGGAGTTAAGAATGCTCTTGGTATCCATTCGCCGTCGACAGTATTCCGGGATATAGGTATTTATCTGATGCAGGGATTCCAAAATGGAATTAAATCACTTGTTACACCGGTTTTAAATACATTCTCGAATTTGAAAACCAAAATTCTGGATATATTCAATAAATTGAAAACAAGTGTATTCGGTGTGATTAATGGTCTGCTTTCAGGAATAGAAACCATGTGCAATGGTGTTGTATCAGGTGTTAATAAATGTATAGAAGCACTGAATGGGCTGAGTTTTACGATACCAGACTGGGTGCCGGTATTTGGTGGAAAATCATGGAGTATGAGTATCCCAACGCTGAGAGAGGTTAAGCTGCCTCGACTTGCAACCGGAACTGTTGTGCCAAAGCAGGCAGGTGAATTTGCCGCGATTCTTGGTGACAACAATCGTGAGACGGAAGTTGTTTCACCATTATCAACAATTCGTCAGGCACTTAGGGAGGAACTTGATTCTTCAGAAAGAGATGTGAATGTATATATTGTTGCTGAAGGAGATGAAGCAGGATTTATGAGATATATTAAATATTCATATGATAAAGAATCACAGCGTATAGGTACAGATTTTACAAAGGTGGAGCCGGCATGATAAAGATAGATGGAAAACAGTATGATGTACCAATAACAGAATTGGGACTGGATGTAGAATTTCAGTATAAGTTTGCAGAGAGAAATGAAAAATATGAATTGAATTATGAACTTGGCGCAGTGTTTTACAACCAGTCTATAACATTTGCTACTACGGACACAACGAATAAAGACTTTGTTGCACTGGTGCAACTTTTAAGTACGAAGAGCAGTATTGATGATGGTACCGGTCATGAAGTAGAAATAAGGACACCTATGGGGAAAATGGTATTTCTTATGTATCCAAACAAACTTTCAATGAAGATGAAGAATACAATTAATAAAGACACAAATGAAGAATATACGAAGTGGGGCGGGTTCACAGTGAAGTTTATAGCGATTAAACCAGCAGAAAGATGGTAAGTATGAAGAAAATGCAAAGAACAAGCTGTAGCGCACATATGAAATTTATCGATGTAACAGCATTATCAGATGCAAGCGTGGCTACAGATGATAACCAGTCCATTGGAAATCTTGAATCTTTGGAAGTTGAGACAGATCAGGCGGATTATGGAACATTTGAATTAAACCAATTTGTGTTGGATGGAAATAAGAATGTTATGCCGGATTTACCGGGCGACATTGTATTTTGGAGTGTTGAACAGTCGGGAGAGGACTGTTTATTTCAGAAAAATCCTAGACTTACGATTACTTTTAGTGCACAGCATTCATCGGTCGGAATTACGTTGTATTTTGCGGATGAATATCCTGCGGAGTTGACAATTACCTGGTATACATTATCTGGAAGTAAGTTGGATCAAAAAACATTTTATCCCGATAATTTGGTATATGCATGTGTTCATCAAGTCGCAAATTATGGAAAAGTTGTAATTGAATTTGTCAGGACAAGGTTGCCAAAGAGATATATAAAACTACGATATATTTTATATGGACGCTACATCGAATGGACTGGCGATGTGATCAAGACTGCCAAGATACATGAGGAGATTAACGAGATCAGTACTACATTATCCATTAACACAGCAAGCATATCAATATTGGATGCTAAAAACGATTTTGATATCAGTAATGAAAATGGATCTTGGAGGTCTGTACAGAAAACACAGGAAGTAACCTTTATGGAGAACAAAGATGGTGTAGATATTCCGGTAGGAACTTTTTTCATTGATACATCGGATTTTAAAAATAATACAGCAAGTTTCAAATTGAACGACAGAATTGGTCTGATGGATAATTATACGTTTTATAACGGGAAAATGTACACGAATGTACTGGCAGGAAAATTATTAGAAGAAATATTTGCGTGTGCAGCAGTAACAAAATTCATCATCGATGAAGAGGTATACAATATAAAATTAAATGGTTATTTGGCTGTACAGTCATGCAGAGCAGCCCTTCAGATGATATGTTTCGCGTGTGCGGCAGTTGCGGATGACAGCAGGAGTGATGTTATTCGGGTTTTTAAACCAGATCGCTATGTCAGTTCAACAATTGATACAGAAAGAAAATTCAATAACAAATCAAATGTAAAATTGGACGAGTATGTATCAGGGGTTTCTATTGAATGTGGAAAATATGATTTAGAAACCGAAGAGTCAGACATTTTTAAGGATAATCTTCCAAAGGGAAAATCAAAAATAACATTTTCAGAACCATGTGATCCAGAATCATTGAAATTATCGAACGGAGATTTTATAGAAAAGCATACAAATTATGTGATTGTTCAAATGGAGACAGCTGGTGCATGCGTGATCACAGGAAAAAGATATAAAAAAACTACATTTTCATATACGAAAAATATGGATCATATTGAAGCAGGGGAATCCGAAAATATCAAGAAAATAGGGACAATTACACTGTACAACATGGAATACTTAGATACTGTTGCTGAGAAGTTACTATCATATTATGCATTAAGAAAAATTCTCAGCATGAAATATATTTTGAATACAGAGAGCGTGAGTAATTGGGTAAATGTGGTAGACAAGAATAGTAATATTGCAACTACGCTGATTGAGCAGCAGGATATAGACCTGACAGGAGGATTTATTGCAACGGCAACGTGCAGAGGATATTCAGTAGTTTTTACGGAAAATTACTTTGCCGGAACTGAATTATATACGGGAGGAGATGTGATCATCTAATGGAAATGAGACCAATTATATATAGCGCAAAATTATCCAGTCAGAAAGTCACAACGAAAACCAAAGTTACAATAACGGTTGTGGCAGATGATGTAGAGACATATTACACAGAAGCAAAATATACCAGGTCCAGCAATCATGAACTTGTAGCTGGACAGGAGATAGGAGTGATTTAATGGCAATTGTAAAAGTAAGGGTACAGGTTGATGGAGTGTGGACGAATCTCACATTGAGCAATGGAAAATGGGTTGGAACGATCACAGCCCCTGCAACCACATCATACAATCTGGCAAACAAGTATTATCCGATTAAAATTGAGATTACCAATGATGCAGGAACTGTAGTTACGAAAGATGCTACAGATGCTACTTTGGGAGAAGCATTGAGACTGATCGTAAAAGAAACGATGAAGCCTACGATCACACTGGTATCTCCATCAAAAGGCGCATATGTGACAAACAATAAGCAGCCGATCACCTTTAAGGTCGTGGATGAAGCTGGAGGCTCTGGTGTGAACCTGTCCACCGTAAAAATAAAAGTAGACAGTACTACATACACAACTTCAAGCACAGGAATGGTAAGTAAAGGGATTACAAATGGTTATCAGTTTACATTTACACCACAGACGGCTCTTAAGGATGGAAACCACACTATCACGATCAATGCGTCAGATAATGACGGCAATGCGGCAACGACGGTTTCTTCGACATTTACGATTGATACAGTTCCGCCAACGCTTACGATTTCATCACCTGCAGCAGGGCTCATCACAAATAAATCTGCGCTTACAGTAACCGGTAAAACGAATGATGCAACTTCAAGTCCGATAACATTGACTATGACATTAAACGGCACGAGCCTAGGATCAGTGGCGGTAGAAACTGATGGAAGCTTTTCAAAAGCGATTACTCTTGCAGAGGGAACGAACAGTATTGTGGTTACGGCTAAAGACGGAGCCGGACAGACTACCAGCATTACATTGAGCGTCAAGCTTGACACTACGGTGCCTGTGTTAAAAGGCATTACACTTACACCAAATCCGGTAAGCACAAGTGCAAGTGTAGCAATCACGGTTGAGGTCAGCTGATGGCTTCGGGAACGATCAGCTTCGAACTGTCAACAGACATCACTTACGTTGCCGGGACTGTAAATGGTGTTGAGACAGTTTTTATCCAGGACGAGGCGTATCCGGTCAAGTGGAGAGCAACGGTAGATGTGGCAGAGGACAGCTTATACCATATATATCTTGAAATGTATGATGAAGCAGGTAATAAGAGTACCTACGAGAATACGATCGAGTATATTCTGCCGTGGTTTGTGTATGATCGCACACAGGAGGATGTAGACCGTGTACAGGAACTTCGGAATATAGGCTGGGAGAATATGACAGACAGTGAAAAAACGGAATGGCAGCAGGGGATGAAAGGCGCATTCAACTTATCGGATGTCAGGCGGAATGAAAATAACTGCTATGTCATAGCACAATTGCTGAACATTTCTCTGGTCACTTGTAAAGATAATCTCCCCACATATCCGGATAAAACATATTTTGACAGTCTTTTAAAGAATGTGACAGCACTGCGGAATGCCGGTTATCGGTATGTAGAGACACCGGAAGTTCCACAGCAGCCGATTAATACGTACCAGAAAATTAATGATATTGAGAAAATATTACATGACATTTATGAAGTTTATAATTCAAACTTTGTCCATTACGCAGGCGAAGAAATCTATGCCGGACAGAGCATTGGATTACTTTTATAAGAAAGAGAGGATTTTATTATGGCATTTAGTTTGAAAACATGGGTGAATCGTATTTCCGAGTACCCGAACAGAAGAAAATTAACACATGAGGACGGCAGCACGGAACTTGTGACCGTAGCGCGAGCAGAGGGACAGATCTCAGCAGAGGGAAATGCATTTTCTGCGGAGGAGATGAATGATCTTGAGAACAGGATCAAGGGTGGGTTCGAGGAAGTCACCCAGAGTTTAACTAATGTTAATAATTCAAAAAAAACGTATATCAGATTAGTACTACCAAATATTGCTGCTGACGCAAAAGCTGTCTGCGATTATATAAATAAAAATTATTTGATGGGGCAAATAACTCCTATGTATTCGATTGAGTTTGATGTAGTTGCATCAAATGCAGACTGGTTTTCTGGAGTACTATCTACAGATTCAAATGTAGATAGTAACGCCCGTACTGTTTGGGGTATCGTACAGCGACGATCCATTTCAGCAGATAATAGCACAGTATATAAATACTTTGGAAGTGGAACAGGAGGTGCCGGTACAGTATCCCCTTTTAAATCATATGATCAAGGCTATGCGCAAGGCGTGACGGATGCGGATAACCGTGCTAATGCAAACAGCACTAATTACAAAACTGGGTATAATAATGGGTATAATGCCGGAAAATCTGATGGAGCATTAACAGGCGTGAGTGGTTGCTGCATTGCAGGATGGCGGTCAATTGATGCTTATAGTAATAATCAATGGGTAAGCGGCTGGACTGGTGTTAATCCTAATTATTTTACAGTAAACGGTTATGGCATAGTTCCGAAACGTAACTTTACAGCAACCGTCTACTGGCAGGGATATAATAAACGTGACATTGATTTTTACTCAAATGGCGTCATGGGACATAGAGATAATGGTACTAGCATGAATGGTGTCAAAATGAATTTTTATGCTGGCACGCAATGCGGCTTTAAAACTAATGATAGTGGCGGCGGATCGTTAGGAGCTGGTTTTATTGTTCTTAATTAATCCCCATTTTATAAGAAAAAGCTGATATTAACTAAATCTCCACCATTCATTAGAACCGTATTTAATATATGTTCTTACGCCAGTAGTGTCAACTTCATAACGTACATGTACCCACCCCATATTAAAAATCATATAACCAATAAGGCTATTATCAATTAAAAATCCAACGGAGTAATCATCTCTAGTATCAGTGCTAGACGATAACACATAAAATGTCATTTTATCAGTTAAACTCTGGTTCGGTAGACATTTTGGAAAAAGGCTATATCATTCTCGAAGATAGAGATATTGAGAGAAAATACAATATGTATGTCGCTTAAAAATTTAAAATTTTTACCAAAAGAGGGGGCAGGAAAAAATAAGTTAGTGCTATTGTGAATGCATAAGGAGGTAAAGACCATGGAAGAAAAAATTATTAAAATTATGTTACAGGAAGGAAAACCAGTGAGCTTTCACACAGTGGCACGCGACTTGCATGAACAGGAATTTATAGTTTGGGATTTGATTGATGAGATGCTGGATAAAGGATTAATCAAAAAGATACCGCCGATACCATTATCAGAGAGTTCTGAACCGTGTAGCAATTTTTATGTATTAACAAAAAAAGGAATATCTATGTTAAATCATGAAGAAAATAATAGCATAATCGAAATAAGAGTGTTATAATATTTCCAGAGCCTAGCGCCGAACACTTGACCTTTAAAGGGTTAGTTGTCCGGCGCTTTTTTTGCGCTTTAAAGTCGGCACAAAAAGGAAGGTTGGTGGAATTATAATCAAATTATAAAAAAGAAAGAGAGGATGGTCTATGAAAGTATTTGACAAAGTTAACATGATTTATGGTGCAATCGCAGCAATTGGGGTGGCAATTCTCGGAAAGTATTGGTTCCTGTTTGCAGGATTCCTGATTTTAAATGTCATTGATTACGCAACCGGATTTGTCAAAGCAAAATATTACGAAAAGAATGAATCAAGTGCGATTGGAGCAAAGGGCGTTTGGAAAAAAGTGTCCTACTGGATCGTTATTGGACTAGCATTCTTCATGTCACATTGCTTTGTCGAGATGGGAAAAATAATCGGCATAGATTTGTCATTCATGATGATGCTCGGATGGTTTACACTGGCGACTTACATGGTCAATGAAGTGAGAAGCATCCTGGAAAATTTGGTAAGAATGCATGTAAATGTTCCACAGTTTTTAATTGCTGGCTTGGATGTCACGCAGAAATTAATTGATTCAAAGACAAATATCAAGGAGGAGACAAAAAGTGAAGAAATTATTTATCAGTCAACCGATGAAGGACAAAACGGACGAGCAGATTCTTCAGGAACGTGAGAAAGCGATTGCAGCAGCAAAACAGAAAGTAGGAGATGATGTAGAAGTCATTGATTCTTTCTTTAAGGATGCACCACACGATGCGAAGCCATTGTGGTTCCTTGGAAAATCATTAGAGCTTTTAGCATCAGCAGATGTAGCTTATTTTGCACCAGAGTGGCACAAGTACCGCGGATGCAAAATCGAACATGAATGTGCAGTCCAGTACGGAATTGCAACAATTGAAAGTGAGGAATAGGATATGAGAATTGGATTAAACGCAGGACACACTTTGTCCGGTGCCGGATCTGGAACTTCCGGCGCAATCGTAGAGAGCATCGAAACGAGAAGAGTTTGTAACAGACTGACAGAAATGTTTAAATCAGCCGGTGTTGAAGTCATACCTTGCACAGTGGACAAGGCTGCATCACAGTCAGCATATCTCCAGAAAGCTGTAAATATGGCGAATCGCACCGATTTGGATTATTTTATTAGCATTCATTTCAATAATGATAAAGCTAGAAAAGGACACGGCGTGGAAGTGTACACTTATAAAGGTAGACAGTATCCTGATGCAGTAGAAGTCTGTGAGCACATCGCAGCTCTTGGATTCACGAACCGTGGAGTAAAAGAAGGTAGCGGATTATATGTAATTAAAAAGACCAAAGCAAAATCTATGCTGATCGAGGTCTGCTTTGTAAACGATCCAGATGCCACTACATATCAGCAGAAATTCGAGCAGATTTGTACAGCAATTGCCTATGCTCTGGCAGATTACGTACAGGCAGCACCAAAGCCAGTTGCACCGGTACAACTTCCGAAAGTGAAAAAATATGTCAGAGTGTTAATGGACGGTCTGGCAGTAAGAAAGTGTGCAAGTTGGGATGATTCAGCAGTAGATCATAAAGTACAGGCGAACGAAGTCTTTACCATTACCGAAGGACCTATTAAGGTCGGCAGTGGCAGAATGTACAAGCTTAAATCCGGATTGTATATCACGGCAGCAGAAAAATATGTAAGTGTATATGAAAAATAACGAAAAGGCCAGTGATTGATTTCACTGGTTTTTCGACATATTACATGAATTAAGATAATAAAACAAAGAAAAAAGATTGTGTATTTTATATATTGAAAACAGAACATGCGTTCTATATAATAAGTGTAAATAACAAAACAAATATATCATATTCCGACATTTTACGTCAGATTATATTGAATAATTAGATAGGTATAATATAATTAAGAAAAAATGTTGGGAGAGATATACAATGAATAAAAAGGCGTTTTTCTTTTCAATTGAATTGTTAGCAGCAGAAAATGGGACAGAATATGATTTTCATAGAATTCCCGATTTACTAATTGATATTATCGAGAATCATGGAGAGCGCAATGGGAATATTAGAACATTTGATTTGACACCAAATGATGAAGATTTACATACAATGCTGGATGTATTTTATTATGATACAGGATATTTATTTGCTAGAGCATCGAAACAAAGACCAACAGGATCTGTAATAGGAAGAGATTATAATACGAAAGTAGCAGAGGGGTTGCTTAATGGATATAGTGAGGATATCAAAGGCATAGAATTATATACATACTTGTATATTAATTATGAATCAAGTGTTTTGCAAATTATATCAGCGATGGGAGCTCCAAACGAAAATATTATAAAACAATTAATTTGTAAATACAGACCAGAATATGAGATTAAACTAATACCAGTTCCGAATATTAATGGAATTGAAAAGATATATGGAAAACAAAATTCTTCAATAAATTCTATTGAATTAGAACTTGTTAATCCAGAACCAGTTATTTTAGAACATATTTTGGGACAAGCTCCAAATGAGATTGCAGAAAGTGCGCTTGGTGAACATTTAAAAGTTTCTGTGGAGATTCGCTCTGAATTCTTGAGACATGGAATCACAGAAGATACAGAAAGCTCAGACCAAATAATAGATATGATTAGAGAAAGAATAAATAATTTGGGACGTGAACGATTAAGAAAGGCCAGTGTGAGAGGAAAAACGGAGTACACAAAAACAAGAGATTACAATTTTTATGATGAAAATTTTTATTTTATGGTTGATATTCCTGTATACAGAATGGAAAATGGGAGAAGAATATATTATGAAGAGGCTGAACTAACACAGATTAATCTTGAAAATATGAATTTTTCATATAATGAATCGCGTGATTATATTTTGCCTTTAATAAGGAGGACTACTCTAAGGTGAAAAAGATATTGCAAAAGCCTATTTCTAAAATTTTGGTAGCAGGTGTATTGTTTTATGTTTTTTATATGGTAAACAAAAACAAAGGCTTATTGTCTATTCCAATAAAGGAAGAAGATATGAAGAATTATCAATTCAATTTAATAACGATAGATACAGTTTTTGCAGGTTTTTCATTTACAGTGTTAGGCATGTTGATTTCTTTTGCATCAACGGAAATGATGCAACAATTAAAAGAAACACATATACTAACTAATCAGTGTAATAATATTGCCGATAGTATAATTATGTTTATAATTTCGTCAATAATTTCTTTATGGTTTATTTTCGCAATGTATAGTAATGCAATCTATTGGATATGCGATAATATAGAGATAAGTCAGTTACACATAAAAATAGTTGAAATATTATTTACGTTGGAAATAGGATATCTACTTTATGGTATTTTATTATTTGCAATTTCCGTGAAGGGAATGGTAATGCTTATGAGGAAAATATTTGAAAAAGATATAAGAAATGGTGAAAGTAAAGCTAAAAAATTTTTGATAGCAGCAGAAATGCAAAGAAAGAATATGAATAAATATAAAGAAAGTCATCACGAGAATAGTACTTTTAAATCTGAATGA